CAATTCTTGCATATTCACTAACTCACTTAAGAGGTAAAAATGTCTGAAGAAAAGACCATCGAAACAGATGTAAAACAGGAATCCGTCACTAAAGACGAAAACAATGTACCAATTTCAAGATTAAATGAAGTTATTTCAGAAAGAAATGAACTTCGTGAGTCTCTTGAATCTTTTAAAACTAAAGAGGAAGAAGGTAGGCGTGCAAAACTCCAAGAAGAGGAGAAATGGCAAGAACTTAATACTGAACTTGCTAAAGAACTTGAATCCTATAAGCCTTTTAAGGCAAAATGGGAATCAATGGATGCCAAACTTCGAGAAGTTGCACTATCTAAGCTTCCTGAGTCTAAACGAGAAAAATTTTCCAATGTTGAAACAGAAGTTCTTTTGGATATAGTTGAAGAGTTTTCTGAAGCTGAAAAAGTAAATCCACCTGACAGAAAAGGAACAGTACCTACAGAACAAGTTGGTGACTGGACTGCTATGACAGGAGAAGAAAGAAGGAATAACTGGCAAGCAATATTGGAGTCATACATAAAAAGGTAATATAAATGGCTAAACATTATCAAGGTAGTCCTGTAACGACTACAACAGACCAGCATTTCATTCCTGAAATTTGGGCAGATGGTATATACAAGTTCTTTGAAAGAAAAACAGTCTTTCGTGGGTTAGTAGATGATTATTCTGCACTTTTTACTGGAAAAGGATATGGCGATGTACTTCACATTCCTGAAATGAGTCTTATTAGTGCGAGTGATAAATCTGCTGGTTCAGATGTATCTTATGATGCAACTGTAACAACAGAAACTCAGCTAACTGTCAATAAACACAAATATGTCGCAAAGCTTTTTGAAGATGTGGCATTAATTCAATCCGAAGCTGACTTAGTAGAAAAGTATGCAAAGATGATGGGCGAAGCTCTTGCTCGTCAAGTTGATTCTGATATTTGGAGTGAGCTACAATCACTAGAGGATTCATTAAATCTTAGTGCTGACGATACATTAAGTGCCGCTAAATTTGAAGAAGCATTAGCTACTTTAGGTGAGGCAGATATTCCATACATGGATGGAGAATGTGCAATGGTTGTTAATCCAACTCTTTTTGCTGATATTCTAAATCCTTCTGCTGGAGTTGCTCAATACTTTATCAGAAATGATGCAGTTGGAGAGGGTAACAGAGGACTTCGTACTGGCATGGTTGGTTCGCTTTATGGCATTGATGTCTATATGTCAAACACTATCGACAAAGCAGATGAAGGTGGTGCTGGAGCAAATACAATCTCTGGTGCAATTTTTCATAAGTCCGCTGTAGCAACAGCATTTCAACAAGAGGTCAGAGTGCAATCAGAATATTCTGTAGATGCACTTGGTACTAAAGTGGTTGCTGATTTGCTATATGGAGTTAAGAGAATAGATGACACAGACAACAAGAAAGGTCTGAAGATTCGCAACGCTTAACGAATAATAAAATATTAGGGGTATGGTTTGCCCTGCCCCTAATTATTTGGAGATATTATGCAATACTGGAAAAAACCAAATAAAGGTAAAGTAGAAAGACTAGAAGAGGATACTTTTAAAAAACACCCTGAAAAACTTGAGTGGCTAAAAGAAAAAGGCTATGAAAGAGTGATGGGTGAGTCTGATTGGAGTCTTTATAAAGCACCTACTACTGCAAAGAAAGCAGTTAAAAAAATAAAGAAAAAACTTAAGAAAAAATAACGACATAGCACAGTCTCGTTCACGCTATTGTCAGGCTTAGAGAGGAAGGAAAATGGCAGACCTACATAAACATTCCGTACAGGAAGCACTAAATGCAACAGTTGGCGGAGTCTGGACAGTATCTTCAGCAGGTACAGCAGGAAGTTCAGCAGACGTTGCAAACACATCACATAAACTATTAACACCTAGTACAGCAACTCTTGGTGTTTATTCAGTAGTAGAAATATACTATAATTTTACTACATCAGAAACCAATGTTAATGCTAGTAACGACTTATTAATACCAGCTAATACTCAGTTTTTTATTACAGTTCCCAGAGGGCTAGGAGATACTATATATTTTAATTTTAACTCTACTAGTACTACTACTGGTGCAGTAAGAATGGTGGAGATTTAATATGTTTGGCGGAATGGGGCAATCCAATGTCAAGAATCTTGGCAATGGTGGAACAATGGATGGTGATGTTACAATCACAGGAGATCTAACAGTTTCTGGCGGAATAGGACTTTCGCTATCAGAAGTAATTGAAGGCACATCCACAATAGATGTGACCAACACAGAAGCCTTCCTTGTCCGTAAAAACTCTGATGGTGGTGATGTTTTTGTTGTAGATACGACAAATGTCAAAGTGGGTATAGGCGGTCAAGCTGATTCATATTTGTATTTAGATGGCTTAAGTGGTAATACATATTTTCATTATAATCACAATGATATGATAGATGTCTATACTGGTGGTGATATTGCAATGAGTATCAAAGATGACGATGTTGAGTTTAATGGTGCTATCGTTCCCAAGTCAGGTATAGCAGGAAATGCTACAAACTTTGACATACACCAAACATCAGATGATGCTTCTGACAATAGACGAACAAGAATTGGTGGTGGTGGAGATGTTTCGCAAACAAGAGGTGCGTATATTGAATTAGCTGGTAATGAGCATACTAATACTGGTCAGCTTATATTAAATGCAGGTGACGTTAGTGGTGGCGATATAATTTTCAAAACAGATAATACTACCAGATTAACGATTGATGATACAACGGGCAATGTCGGGATTGCTTGTACTCCAAATAATGTATTTGCAACATCTGTTTCAGGGAGCGGAGCAAATTATATGCAAGTCACCAACGGAACAACTGGCACAGCTTCTGGTGATGGTACTTTATTTGGTATTGGTGGTGATGAAGAAGCACAAATTTGGAATCAAGAAAATACCCATATGGTTTTTGCTACTAATAATGCAGAAAGAGTAAGAATTGATTCATCAGGCAATGTCGGGATTGGAACATCTACTATTGATGCAAAGTGTGTCGTAGCACAAGCAAGTGCTGATACTGCTTTAAAAGTTTCCAGAGAAGATCAAGCAAATATTCAGTTAATTGCATCTGGAAGAGGTAGTGTAAGAAGTAGTTCATCATTAGCGTTGCAAACTGGTGGAGCTAATATAAGAATGTTACTTGATGACAACTCCCGAATCTCGCTTAGTAATAATGATGCTGGTACAGACAATACAGTATTTGGATTTATGGCAGGAGCGGCTCTTGCAAGTGGTGCTGTGGAGAATACACTTGTAGGAGATTATGCAGGTACTGCAATCACAACTGGGGATTACAACACCGCAGTTGGTAAAAATGCACTACCTTCTGATGATGTAGGTCAAAGTAGCACAGCGATAGGATATTCTGCATTAGGTTCACAAAATACAGTTAATCAAAGTCATGTTAATAATGTAGGCGTGGGTGTCAATACTGGGTATTACAACGGAACAGGAACAGATAATACATGGATTGGTTCAAATGCTGGAGTAGGTGCAAGTGGAAATAGCAATAGTTTTAATACTGGGGTAGGTTCAGATGCCTTATTAGGAATTACAACTGGTAATTATAATGTTGCGGTGGGTAGTCGTTGTGCAGATGCTTTAACAGATGGACATCAAAATGTATTTGTGGGCGATTTTGCTGGTAGCACAACAACAAGCGTTGGGTTTGCTACAGCTGTAGGACATGGTGCTATGGGTTCGGGAAATGTAACGAGTGCCGCTGATGGTACAGTTGCTATTGGTTCTACTACTCTTGAAAATTTGACAACTGGAGCAAGAAATACTGCGGTAGGCTATGGTTCAGCATCAAAATTGACAACAGGAAGCGACAACACATCTTTAGGCTATAATGCCTATTTATCACAAAATGCTGGTCATGGAAATCATCTTGGTGGAAGTCATAATACATTTATTGGTTCTGCATCTGGTGATGGTGCTTATGCAAGTACAACTGCTGTAGAAAACATGACAGCAGTAGGTTCTAATGCTTTAAGTGGAGCTTTAGAAGGAGCGGCTAATGGTGCAGTTGCAATAGGAAAATCTGCTCTTGCTGGATTGACATCTGGAGCTGATTGTTTAGCAATTGGACATCAAGCATTAGATGCCAACACAACAGCAAGTAATAATTTAGCAATTGGCAGAGATGCTTTAGGTGACTTGAATCACGCTAACTCTGTAAGAAATATTGCTATAGGTGCTTATTCAGGTGATGGAATGGGTACTCTTGATGGAAACTTTGATAACATATTTATTGGATATGGTTCTGGTGGTGGTACTTGGACTGGTGCGGCATCTAAAGGAAATGTTGCTGTTGGTACAAGCACTATGGATGCTAATATGGACACAGCTTACTATAATACAGCATTAGGTAATAGTGCATTAAGTGGCTTGACTTCTGGAGATGAAAATACAGCAATTGGCGGAGATGCTGGTAAACAGCTTACATCTTCAGATGACAACACTTTTGTTGGTTATCAATCTGGTTTTTATACTACAGGGGCGAGTAACACTTATGCGGGACATTCTGCTGGTAAAGGAGCATCTGGAGCAGAATCTAGTAATGTTGGAGTTGGTAAAGACGCCTTATTAGCTGTAACGACAGGAAGTTATAACGCAGTTCTTGGTCAAGGTGCCGCAAAAGCTATGACGGATGGACATAATAACGTAGCTATTGGAAATCAAGCTTTAATGACATCTACAAGTGCTGGTATATGTGTTGTAATTGGTGACGATGCCATGAAAAATGGTGATGTTACTAGTGCAGCTGATGGAACAGTTGCCATAGGTGGTTCTGCTCTTTACGCATTGACATCTGGAGCAAGGAATACTGCGATAGGTTATAATGCTGGATTAGGAATAACTACATCAAGTGATTGTGTTTTAGTTGGCTATATGGCTGGTGAGGATATGGATTCAAGTGGAACTACTCCTCAATCTTGTACTTATATTGGTGGATATGCTGGTAGATATTTAGATGATGGTACTTTAAATACAGCAGTTGGTCATGGGGCAATGGAAGGCACTACTGGCGGTAGTTCTTGTCAGGAAAATGTCGCTGTTGGGCATCATACATTAACTGCAATTACAACTGGTGATTATAATGTAGCAGTAGGAGCAGAATCTTTAAAAGCAATCACAACACAGTCTAATAATACAGCAGTTGGTTATAAAGCTGGTGAAGATAGCACAGCCTCGGATGGCATTTTTATAGGCTACAAGGCTGGTTCTAAGGCTACTGGAACAGGAAACACGGCTGTAGGTTATCAATCCTTAGATGCAAATACTACTGGTGAAAAGAATACGGCTATAGGCTATGAAGCTCTTGGTGGAATCGTTGGTGGATATAATAATACAGCAGTAGGATGGAACGCAGGTCTTAGTTTAACAACTGGGGTTGGCAATATTGCATTTGGATTAAGAGCATTAGATGCCGCGGCTCACGGAGAATCAAACAATATAGCAATCGGTAATGATGCATTAGGGTCGGCAAAAGAAAATGTTCCAAGTTCAGGAAGTAATGCTCATACATTAGACCATAATATTGCTATAGGCGAAAATGCAATGACTGGCGGTGATCTAGGAACAGGAACTGGAGTTCTTACTTTTCATGGAAATATAGCGATTGGTGGAAATGCAATGGATGCTACTGGAGCAAATCAACAGACAGGCACTATTGCGATAGGTTATGATGCTCTGACTGCATTGACATCTGGAACTAAAAATACTGCGATAGGATATCAGGCTGGTGA